AATTACAGGAAGACCCATCATTACTGAGACTCGGCGGGTCGACCGAACAACTAACTTTTCTTTTTTCTGACATCAGAGGATTTACACCGATTTCAGAAAAATATCAAAAAAATCCACAAGGACTTACGAGCCTCATTAATCGTTTTCTTGACAACCAGACTGAGATAATTCTCAAGCATGGAGGTACAATCGATAAGTATATGGGAGATTGCATTATGGCTTTTTGGGGAGCTCCGCTTCCTGATGAGAATCACATAGAGAATGCGACAAAAGCGGCTATTGAAATGAGGATAGCTTTGGAGAAATTAAATGAAACACTTAAAGAGGAAGGCCTTGATCAAATTAATACAGGTGCTGGCATCAATTCAGGTCCTTGCGTGGTTGGCAACTTTGGCTCTACTACTCGTTTCGATTACAGCGTCCTTGGCGATGCGGTTAATCTGGCTGCAAGGCTAGAATCAAGTTGTAAGAATTATGACGCCGACTTAATTATATCAGAACATAGTTTGGTGGATGGTTATGATTACGAGTTTTTAGACGAGGTAACTGTAAAAGGCAAGTCGGAACCAGTTAAAATCTATACCATACGAAAATAGTACTTGACATGAGTTCTATATTTTGATATAATTTTCATAAGTGTGGAAATATTCACAGAGTAAAGGGGAGAACAAACAATGGAAGCAAAAGATGTAGCGTCAGAGTTAGCAAAGCATGAAGCTATATGTGCTGAACGTTGGAAAACAATTTTTAACAAGATAGAAGATATAGAAAGTGAGTCTGACAATAGATTTAATAGAATCGATGAGAAGACTACTAGAATAGAATCTATATTAATAGCATGTGCAGGTTTTTTACTTGTAAGCTTAAGCGGTGTCATTATCACTATGATGACAATGCACTAGGAGAAAACAATGGAATTAAAATACGATAAAAAAGATATTTCAAAATCACCAAAAGCAAAGGCAAAAAAGTCTTTACCAGAAGGATGGGAACTCTATGAAAAACGAGGTATGTGGCATCTAGTAGGTGATACGCATGAAATATTTACAAGCAAGGAGTTGGCATTAGAATGGCTAAACAAATAGAAGAAGCTTTAAAAGAAGCAGTCGAACAGATCGAAGAAGAAACACCAGTAAGTGCTAGAGTAAAACAATTATTAGCAAAGAAAAAGAATCTAAAAAGAAATAAGCATAACCCTCTAAGACCAAGAAGAAAGTGAATCCACTAGAATTATTAATAGGGTATAAACAAATACATCAAGCTAAAGTGGGCATAATGACAGGAACGTCTATACGTAGACACACTTCTCAGTTTATAAACTTTTGTAAAGCCTATAAACCTAAAAGCGTTTTAGATTATGGATGTGGAAAAGGCTTACAATATACAGAACATAAATTACATGAGCAAGGCAATATACCAATGCCTACACTATACGATCCAGCAGTAGAAGGGTTAGATAAAAAACCCACTGGAATTTATGATAGTGTAATTTGTACTGATGTTATGGAACACATACATCAAGATGAATGTGATAAAGTACTAAAAGAAATATTTAATTATGCAAGTCATAGTGTATTCTTTACTATATCATGCAACCCAGCGAAGAAACATTTTCCAAGTGGTATTAACTATCATGTAAACTGCAAACCCGAAGAGTGGTGGTTTGCAACAATAAAAAGATTAAAACCTAAACACCTAAAAGTTTGGTTAATTTTCCCTTCATTTGAAGGAATCATTAAATATGACAAAGAAAAAACCAGATAAAAGATTAGAAGTTTGCAAGAAGTGTCCAAACTATAATAAGTTTTGGAAAACTTGTAAAGTTTGTCATTGTTTTATGCCCCTCAAGACGAAAATTAGATGGGCAGAGTGTCCACTGGATCCCCCAAAATGGACATAAAAGGAGGTGATGATGCCAAAAGGCAAAGGAACATACGGATCGAAGAGAGGAAGACCAAAGAAAGGAAAGGGCAAGAAGAAGTAGAATATACTGGAGCTCTTGACTTAGAAAACTCGTGTATTCCTAATGTATTTGGAAAACAGCCTTGCTGGAGTATTGACAAACATCTAAGATACTACACTTATAAGGAAACTATGAAGAGTACACGAGTTACTGATATCTCATTAAGTATTATTGGAGATAAATATATAGACCACTTTGAAAAGTGGGCACATACACTTCCTGATTGGAAAGTATGGGTAATGACAGATAAACCAGAAAGAGTTAAAAAAGTATTAGCAGGTAAACGCCATGTAGTTATACCTTATAACAAACCTAGGTTTAATTATTTTGATAAATTACTTTGGGCATTGGATGCCGTAATAGAAACAGGCAGACCAATATTACAACTAGATGTAAAAAGATTAACATATAGATTACATGTAGTAGAAAAATTTGTAGATGATATTAGCATGATAAGATCGCTATATCACAAACCAGTTTACAATAATAGTTGTTACTTCTTAGGAGTTTGGTCTCCTGGAATGACAGCTCATACAGTTCCGACTGTTACAAATCATGACTTAAGATTTGGTACTAATTATTGGAAACCTATATTAAAGTATATGGGTAGAGACACAGACAAGTGGGCACCAATATTAGAACATGCTACTTTGTTTTCTTTAACAAAAGAAACAGCAAAAGAAGTCAGAAAGAATTTAGTAGAGATTGAACCTTTATTTAGGAAGCAATCAATAGAACACAAGAACCCTTATCCTGGATTATCTTCAGGAGAAGGATTAGCATTAGGATGGGCACTACATAAGAATAAAGTAAGCACCAGACCTTTGCTACAAATACAGCAAGTAACTATGCATAACCCAGTGGACTTTACAGATCCTTGGGATAACACAAAATATAATAAAAGAACAAAAGTAAGACCTTGTTCCTTTAGGTGTACAATATGCAATGACTACTACTCAAAAGTTTAGGATTGGATGACCTTATACTAAGCAAAACTGCATGAAGTAAATTTCATGACACGGAAATAAATCGAGGGGTCTCCAATCCGCCCTTTAGGAGAAATAAATGTTTAAAAAACTTTGGAATATAATTAAGGGTAGAGACCCTAAAGACTTAAATGGCGACGGTAAAGTTGACATTAAGGATAAGTTTGTTGCAGCCGAAATAAAAAGTGGTAAGAAAGTAACAAACGTGTTTAAGCCGAATAATAACCACAACGGCTAAAAATATGTGGTAAAGCAGTCTTGCTCGAAAGAGCGGAAAGGACTGAGGAGAGAAATATGATAGATTTTTTCATACTAATTGGAAAATTGATATCTGTTGTTCCCGTAATCGTGACTGTCTGCTCATTTGTAGCGGCTATTACTCCAACTCCAGTGGATGATGGATTAATGAAAAAGGTTTACATGATTATGGACTGGTGCGCATTGAACGTGTGGAAAGCCAAGGACAAATAGGTTAATACCCTACGTAGAGTTCTCTTCTTCAGTTATGAGTGGGGAGCTCTACACTTTTATTATGGCAGTTAGAAAAAGAAAATCAAAAAGAAAGGTGGCAAAAAAGAGACCTGTACCTACCAATCCCGCATTATATGCAAGGGTTAAAGCACAGGCAAAAAGAAAGTTTAAAGTATATCCTTCAGCATATGCAAATGGATGGCTAGTAAAAACTTACAAAGCCAAAGGCGGAAGGTATCGTATGGGTACTGGACGTAAGAGAAAATAAATGAGAGCAATATTAAAAGACGGAAAATGGATAGTGAAAGGTGGGCATACAGATGCTGCATCCGCTATTAATAGTTGTAAAACTATCATGTCACATTGCCAAATGATACTTGATAATATCGATGAAGACAAGGACGGTTTACCTACATGGTGGACTAACAAATTAGCAGTATCAGAACATGAAGTAGTACAAGCCGCCAACGCTTTAGTTAATGGATTAGAGGATGATCATGGCTAGAAAACCAAGTGGCGGACTAACAAAATGGTTTAAAGAAGGCTGGGTAGATATTTCTCGTAAGAGAAAAGGTGGAGGACACCCACCGTGTGGAAGAAAGTCTGCACGAAGCAAGGGAGGATATCCCAAATGTGTACCAGCAAGTAAAGCTAGAAGAATGACAGCAGCTCAAAAACGTTCTGCAGTTACAAGAAAGCGAAGAGCAGGTAATCCTGGTGGCAAACCAAGAAACGTATCAACCTTCGTTAAACGAAAAAGAAAAACAACTAGAAGGAAAAAGTAATGAACCCTAAGCAAGTAGACAAAAGACAAGATTTAATCATGCGTCTACAGGGGTTAGAGTTAAAGACTGCCTCTCTTATTATGAAAAGAGCAAAAGAGTTAAAAAGATTAAAGAAACTGAAAGAATACACTACTTTAAAAAAGTGTACCTTTCGAGATAAGCGTATTAAACAGCTTATAGGAGAAAAGAATGGCTAAATTTTTAAGCGGCCCTACTGGTAAACACGGTACTCAGAAAATCCGTAAACACAGATTAAAGTTAGGTATTACCAGAGATATGAATGCAGCAGCTGGAACTTTTGTTAATACAAAAAGCCCAATGAGTGGCCCTGGAGGCTTCTACGGTGCGGCACCAAAAGGAGTTGGACCAAGGTTCGGCAAAACTAAATCACCTAGAAAAGCAACTTTCGCGAAAAAAGCAAGAGTTGGTAGGATAATGAAGAGACGTAGATAGTGGCTTTTACCAAGATTAACTTAAACATAGATACTCTTGGTATAACACACAGTATACAGAAGTATAAAAACTCTGGATTTAAGATGTCAAAGGTTAACCCTAGACATACTAATACTTTCTTACAAGAGAAACCAGAGTTTACACAGTTCTGTGAGCTAGTCGAAAAACAGTTTCCCATAGATTATAAGATTATTAATTTATGGGCTACGTTTCAAGAGGCTGGAGAATACACAGGTATTCATAATCACACATCAGGTGGCGTTGGTAATAATCAAGTAACTCCTGAATACTCTTTTTGTTATTATTTACATGACATTAACGAGACAGGAGCTTTACTATTCCATGATAAAGCTAATCCCACTTTTTGTAAAACAGAGTTTCCTAGAAAAGGAGACTTATATATTTTTAAAAGTGATGTATTACATAGTACTCAACCCAATTTAAATGGATTTGTTAGGTACTGTATTGCAGGTAATGTAGGGAGAACACAATGCCTAAGAAAAGAGACCCAAGATTAAAGAGAGCAGGAGTTAGAGGATTCAATAAACCTAAAAGAACACCTGGTCATAGAACAAAGTCACACATAGTGGTGGCAAAAGTAGGTAATAAGATTAAAACTATTCGTTTCGGACAAAAAGGAGCTAAGACAGCAGGTAAACCTAAAGCTGGAGAGTCTCGTAGAATGAAAATGAAGCGAAAAAGTTTTAAAGCAAGACACAGAAAGAACATAGCAAGAGGTAAAATGTCTGCCGCATACTGGGCAAACAAAGTAAAATGGTAAATGAACTACGATATATCCAAATTTAGTCTAGAAGGCTACGTAGTAATACGAAATTTTCTCACAAAAGAGGAACATAAAGAGCTTAACCGCACGTGTAAAGATTTAACACAAGAGTCTAAGTACTTTTCGGCGCAGAAAGAGCAATGGATATACAATGGCCCTGGTAATCCCTGTAAATTACAGGGTGCTATGGCTTATTCAGATGAATTAAAAGAGTTAGGTAGGCATAAAAAGTTAGTATCAGTAGCACAAAGGCTACTAAAAACCACTAGTTTAGGTACTTACATCTCTAAATTTTTTCCAATGGTGCCTAAAGTTGGATTTTCAGTTGATTGGCACCAAGATAACTATTATATAAAAGCAATTCCAGATAGATTAGTGAGTTGTGATGTATTTGTTAATGGAGCAACAAAAGAAAATGGATGTTTACGAGTAGTTCCACGCTCTCATAGTAGAGGAATATTTGAACACAATAAATCTTCTCATGGAGTGTTTAATTGGATAAACCTAAATCCAAAAGTAAACATCATAGACCTAGAATTAGACGAACCTTTTGCAGTATTTTTTCATCCTAACCTAATTCATGGGTGTTATAAAAATACTAGTAGAAACTTCAGGTATAGTGTTGCCTGGGAATATATGAAATGGCCATATCTTCCACCAACGCACAACGACCATATTTCAAATGATTTAATACATATAGGAGATTAAATGAGCACAGTAGAAAAAGACGGAAGATTATTATGGCTAGATGAGGGACAAGTACATGCAGGAAATTTCTTAGCACAAGTACTACATACCGAAAAGCGAAGAGAATTAACACCTGCAGAAGAAAAACTAAAACAACTATCAGCTTCCTACTGCTACTTATATGAAAAAGCACAAGACGCTGGAATACTAGAAGAAGAAGACAGTTATTGGTTGTTTGAAAACGAGAAAATACATTGATACAAATTAGTAGAACAGACATACTATCAGATGGCTTAATGAAGTTTGATGATAGAAGATTTATAAAATTACCTATTGATGGGTATATGAACTTACTCGGAATTACCCCAAACACTTCACAGCATGGAATCATCAATGCAATCAACAATCCCAAATATCGTTTTATTACTGCCGCGGTTTCCCGTAGGCAAGGTAAAACTTATATTGCAAATATAATAGGTCAATTAATTACTTTAGTGCCTGGCTCTAATGTTTTATTGATGTCACCTAATTACTCACTTTCTCAGATTTCTTTTGAATTACAAAGAGGACTGATTAAGCATTTTGACTTGGAGGTCACAAGAGACAATGCAAAAGATAAAGTTATTGAACTTTCTAATGGTTCGACAATACGTATGGGTTCCGTTAACCAAGTTGACTCGGTTGTGGGTAGATCATATGATCTCATCATATTCGACGAGGCCGCTCTCGTTGACGGGAGGGATGCTTTCAATGTTGCGCTCAGGCCCACACTAGACAAAGAAAACTCAAAAGCACTCTTTATTTCTACTCCAAGGGGTAGGAATAATTGGTTTTCAGAATTCTGGCAGAGAGGATTCTCAGACCAGTTCCCAGAATGGTGTTCTATTAAAGCAACTTATCATGAAAACCCTCGTATATCTGACCAAGATATTGAAGAAGCAAGAAAGACTATGTCCGAATCTGAATTTAATCAGGAATACATGGCAGACTTTAATGTATTTGAGGGCCAAGTATGGGCATTTAGTCATGAAGAATGTGTATCTGACTTAGCTGAACTTGATGTTAGCAAGATGGATGTGTTTGCAGGAATGGACGTAGGGTATAGAGACCCTACTGCTTTTTGCGTAATAGCATATGATTGGGATTCACAAAAGTACTACTTATTAGACGAATACTTAGATGCAGAAAAAACAACAGAACAACACGCAGCCCAGATTCAAAAGTTAATTTCGAAGTGGGATATAGATTATATCTATATTGACTCTGCTGCTCAGCAAACAAGATTTGACTTTGCACAAAATTATGATATTAGTACTATTAACGCAAAGAAATCTGTAC